GCGCACGCCGTGATGATAAGCGGCTGGCATGGGTGGCTCCTGCAGTACGTTGACCTGTGAGCCTTGAGGGTGACGCGCGGGCGAGAGGGGAGCCAGTTAGCGGCGGTGGTGCGGGGGGCGTTACACGGCGGGCGAAGAACCCCGCCGAAACGGGGGTGCTTACTTCGACCTAAGCCTGCTCGATGCTATCAGGCTTTGATGATGTAGGGCAGCGATTCGCCGCTGCGATCTGGCAGCAGCGGATCGGCACCGGACACGCCAAAGGGGTTGCCGTTAGCGATCAGCAGGTCGCGCAGGTTGTCGGCAATGCCGGCGGCCAGTGCTGAGCCGTCGCACAGCAGCCAGCCGTCTGGCGGGGTGGCGCTGACGGCATAGACCACTTCAACGCCGGGCATGTGCTCCCACATTTCCAGAACCTTGGTCATTGCTGTTGCTCCTCGATCAGGGCTTGCACGTCCGGGTTATCCGCCAGAAAGGCGGCCAGTTTGGCGGCGGGGCTGGGTTGCTCGGTCTGCTGCGGGCGGTTGACCAGGGCCCAGGCGGCACCGGTCCAGCGCGGCCACTTGTCGTCCGGCCATTCATCCGGCGGCGGGGTTTCTACCGCGCCGGCGGGCAGCAGGTAGACGCCGGGTTCCAACGGGGATTCGTCGGCCTCAACAGGCCCCAGTAGCAGGCCGGCGCGGTTGGTTTGGTAGACGGTTTTGGTCATGTGCAGGCCTCAGAACTTGATGATGGCGAGATAGGCGCGGTTGCGGGGCCTGGTCTCTGCGCCGCCGGCGTTGCCGGTATCGGTTTCCGATACCATCACGCGCTGATCGGGAGCACCGCCGTTGTCGGTGTAGCCACCAATGGCCTGGGCGGCGCTGAATGGGTGGGCGTGGCTCTTGAACTCGTCGGCCTGCCAGCTGCCCAGCACGCGGCCGGTGTCTACCCCTCGGCCGTCATCCAGTCCCCGGATAAACTCGCCCCGATCATCCGGCAGATTGAAGGTGTTGAAACCGTCACCGGCGCCAAACCGCGTGCCCAGTACAGCAAACAACCGCGCATAGGCCACACGGCTCACAGCGGCGCCGTTGCGCTTGAGCCAGCCGCTGGGCGCTGTGGTGCCGGGCCAGTAGGCGAGCGTGCCGGGCGGGCACAGCAGATCTGATTCCGCTTTGCTGTACACGCCCAGGTGATTACGGCCTGCAGCCTTGTCTGGCACGTCGGCCAGGTTCTTGTCACGCTCCAGCGGGGGAGCGGCAGAGCCTGCTGGGTTGTTCTGCACCAACAGCACTTTGCTGCCAGCCGGCCAGGACTTGCCCAGGATCAGGGAGGTGTCTTCATCAGCAGGGTTAACGGCCCACTCGGCCAGGCCTGCACCCATGTTGATGCGCACGCCCTCGATGTACACGGCCAGCCCGCGTGTGGTGCATACGGCCAGGTCAATCTGGGTTTGGCCTGCGGCCAGTGTTTGGATCTCTTCGAGCGTATCCACGGTGATGTTGAACTCGCCCGGATCGCTCCAGATTATGTCGCCGTCGGCGTTGCTGGCCTTCTTCGCAACCTGGCCGGTGGTGCCGCCAGGCAGCAGGGCGGCCATGGTGATGTTGTTGATGATCCAGCTTTGCGATGCTACGGCGACGTTGGGGTCAATCTGCAGCGTGACTACCGTGGCGTTGGTGACCAGAAACTCGAACCGCACGATGGTATCGGCAAAGGCGCCCTCAGCGGCGACGGGCTTGTAGGTCTCCGGCAGGTTGCCAACCACGAACAGCCCGCCCTGGTCATCAAACAGCCCGATCTCGCGCAGGGTAAAGCCGCCCTCAGTAGCGGGAATTACCAGCTCTGCCGTGTACTTGTTGTCACGCTCCGGATCCCGGTACACCCGGTTGACCGCCGCGCGGAAGCGCTCGCGCACCAGGGTGGTCTGGTCCTGGGTAATCTCTACCGGGTTGCCGTTGCCATCACCCACCGCAATTTCAGTGATGTTGATCGGCTCGCCAGCGGCCTCAGCAGCGGCCATGCGCTGCAGGCCGTAGTCGGTGTGGATTGATTGGAAGTCTGGCATGGTCGTGGCTCCGCAGTTGCGCCTAAATTGAAACGCCTTTTAGCGCCATGACTTTTTTGCACGCGATGTAAACTAGTTCGAGTTCACCGTCTGAAAGCGCACCCGTGTAAAAGCCGCCAATTGACATTTCGGGGTCACCGACCAGTTCTCCATCTACCGCCAGAATTCTGATGGGGAGCGCGTTAATAAACGCTTTATTGCTAGCTAACTCCGCATAGCCAGCCGAACCAACCCAGCCCGCACCTGGCCGAACGATGCCGGCCTTAATTGATGTAGGGGTCCAGCGGCCATGTGCAAAGGCATAACTCCCTTTTATCGATGGGTCGAAAGGAAAGTTAGCTTGCACTGCGCCAGCACCATCAACTTTGAACCCTGCTATGTTATTGCCGCCAGGAGATAGATGCAGGGCCGCATATGGATTCGTAGTGCCAGAGTTGAAAAGCGGTGCAATAGTGTCTCCTGTTGGCACCTTTACAACCCCAACCCAGGTCATTTCGCCTGTACCTGATGCAAGCTCCGCCGCGCTGAAAGGCGTCTTCGCATAATCTACAGCAACGGCACCCACACCCAATAAGCTAATAGGAGCTTGGTTCAGTAACAGATCGCCTCTTTGGCCACTGTAATCATGCGCTACACGTTCTTCGCCATTCCAACCCGCGCCGGGGAGATAGATTGCAAAAAGGGCTCCGCCAAGCCTGGGTAATGGGCTGATGATGTTTTCGAGACCGCTTCCGCTGTAATCGGCGCCTTGAATTATTTGAATCATGATGTGCTCTCTCAGGTAAGTACGTTCAATGAAGGCAAACGCCAACGCACCACAGCTAAGGCTGGGCTGCCCGTGTCGCCTACAAGTTGCATCTGCAGCACTGCTGAAGAAACCACACCATCCGGAACAATTCGCGGCGGTGTGACGGCGACGCCGGAAAGGTTCTCATCCGGCAAGTGCTTGTTGATGTCGGATGCGAGGAACGCTTGTGCTCCTGCGGCGCAGTGCGGCGTAGATCCATCAGACATTGTTAAGATGGGCCGAAGCATGTTCGCGATCAGCCCGGAATGGCCGGCATCAACTTCGCTTTCGCAGACACCGATAAACTCAACGCCCGTAACTATTGGGATCACAGTCGTTGCAGGTGCGCTCAGCGTCAGCCACTGCGGCGCAGCCGATATACCTGTCACGCTCGCCTGCAGCCAAGGGGCACCGCTGTCATCGATAACGCTTGTAAATGCGACGTTGAGCCCCGCTGCAATATTGGCGTCCCAGCCGTCGGGGACTGTGCCCGTGTGCGACCCTGCGCCGCTGAAAGTTCCTCCGGCGCCCCACAGCATCGTTTTATTTCCCAACAGTGAACCGCCAGGATTCTCTACGCTGTAAACGTCTGCGGCATGGGACGTGACACGCGAGAGCGGGGGCAAGCGCTGCTCAATAATAGGAATCAATGCTTTCGCCATGATGTAAGCGCCGACAGCGCTCTCGTGCTTGGCATCTTTCAAGACCCCCGGTTTTCCGTTGATCGCCCCGGCAGTTGTATCGACTAACTTGGGAAAGGGATCAGCAACCGAAACGCGCGGGTGAATGAAAGGCTGAGCAAGCTGCCAACGCCGGACGGCGAGGTGATTGAGTGTTGCCGACGGTTGCAATCCATAGTTAGGCTCGCCCGGGTTTGCTGCTTGCCATTCAGGGTTACCGCATGGGATTTCAGCAACCCAAATTAGATCGATTCCGGCCCGCAATATTGCTGACTGGTAGGCCTCCAGGTTCGTGATAGTTAGAGCAGCCGGACTGCCAGCTGACCCGGAAATGCTCCCACGGTCGTTGAGCGAAAAAAGCGCGATCAACTTTGTGCAGCCGGCGGCACGGCACGCAGCGATAGTGCTGTCCACCCGCGCTAGGATTTGCGTTGATGTCTGCCCCCCTATGCCGAAGTTGAGCTCGTTGCGAACATCGAAACGGCCTCCGCTCAGGAAAGAGAGCCAGTACGGTATCCCCATTGTGTTTGTGCGGTATGTGTCAACTCCTTGGTCAATTCTGCTGTCTCCATCGAAAGCTATGAGGGGAGCAGCGCCAAGTCGACGATTCAGTTCGGTAGCTAGCCAAGGGTTGCGGATTGGGAATCCATCCGCCGCAGGCCCCGTGCTGATCGGGGAGAAGCCCATGCGGTCAGATATTCCCCAGGTCGTGTCGCTGACTAAATCCCAAGATTGAAAATAAGGGGCGCTTTTGGAAACAAACGCGCCATTTTTGTCGATGAGCCAGCTGGCGTTGAATCCTTCGTCTACGACTGCAGTTGTCGCGTCAGGATCGTTGCCCAACTGATAATCCGTGATTTTTTTTGCGCTTTTGCTTTCAGCTGATGTTACTTCGAGTGTTTCAGCGATGGCCTGTACTTTGGATTCACTGGAGAGGCGCTTCATCTCTGTTGCGATGCCGCCGACATCGTGGCGGTAGTAGACGAATGACTCTTCATCCTCCGGTGAAAAAATTCGGAAATACACAGGCTTTCCATCGGCACCCTCTGGGTCTGTTAGCGCCAAGCCTTGCGCAGTATTTGCGGCAATCAGGGCATCTAGCATTGCTGTCTCAACTGCTGCTGTAGCCCTATTTGCTTCGTTTGCAGCTCGATCTGCTTGCACCGTGACGGCGGGTAGCAACTTTGGCAGAACGGGTACTCTCTGCCCTTCAGATGTCTCATACTCATCTTCCCCATTGGGCGCATTAACAAACTTGTCGATGCGCTCTTCATTCTCTTGGAAGCGGGCGACCGCTTGATCCAGGGGCAGATCGGCCATGGTTATGCTCCTATGCTCTGCGGCAAATCGGTGTTGGTGATGGTGTCGAGCTGGGCCTCGGCCGCGAGGAAGCCAGGGATAATGCCGGCGCTTTGCTCATCGCCGTGGCTGATAGTGATCTCGTTGCCCATGCCGATGGCCGACACGGTGAAAACCTCAACGCGCGATTGCACGATGGGCTGCACTTCAGTGAGGTGTGAGCGCAGGTTTTTGGCGTTGGCGACCACTTCGAGCAACAGCTCGATGTCGGCCAGGCTGTAGCCGGTTTGGTCGGCCTCCAGAATCAGGCGATAGGTGTACCGCTCGGCCTGCGGGATCTGGTTAAACCACTCTTGCACGCGGGCGACAAAACCCAGCCCGCCCAGGGCATCCAGCACAGCACCGATGGTGCCTTTTTTGCGATGCACAGCCAGTGAGTTACGGATTGCACCGCGCTTCTGGTCTGGGGTCCACGTCGGGCTCCATACGTCTACCGATACGGCCTTGGCCAGCCAGGGCAGCAGGTCATCCGGGCAGGTGTCTGCGCTCCAGAGGTCACGAATGATCAGCGGCAAGTGCTCCAGGCGGGCGCTGACTTCTTCCAGGCTGCGTTCCTGCAGGGTGCTGTTGGGCGGCAGCAGCGACAGGTTAGACATCGGGCAGGCTCGCCACGGTGACGTTGATGCCGGTGCAGTAAGAGGCCTCCCCCTCACCGTTGATGATGGACGCGGCGGGGCTGATGAGCTCGACAGATTGCACGCCGTTTTGGTGCAGTGCGGCCATCAGGCCGGAGTAGGTGACATCGTAGGCCAGGCGGTGCACTGATGTGGCATAAGCCTGGGCGGCCTGCACGGCGGCCTGACGAATCAGCTCAGCATCGGGGCCGGGGAACACAGTTAGCACGGCCTCGATCTGGTAGTCGGTGACGGCAGCAGACAGCACGCTGACCTGGTCCGTCATCGGGCGCACTTCTTCGGCGTTCACTGCTGCGTTAACAACGTCGAGCAGCTGCTCGCTGGCGGTGCCGTTGGCCTCCCGACTGAGCACGTAGACCGAGACCAGCCCCGGTTCAGGGCTGAATGCATTCGCATCCAGCACCAGCCCGCTGGAGTTGAGCGCGGCAAAAATGTAGCTGCCCTGTGAGCCTGCCGTGGTGAACCCTTCAAAGCTGAGTTGTACGCGGCGGCGTAGCGATGTGTCTGACTCGTAGACGGCGGGTACAGGCGGAATGGCCGTCGGGTCTGCTGGGGTGACCACCAGCCGCTCCAGCTGGAAGTTGCCGGCCAGCTGGTCCAGGTCTGTGCCGCCTGCATAAGCCAGCATGACGGCCTTGGCCGCCTCGTTGATGCGCTGGCGCAGCATCAGCTCATCGTAGGCGGAGACCTGCAACACCTTGTAGGCGGGGTCTGACTCAACCAGAGCGTTGAAGGTTGGATCCAGCTCGACCAGGCGGGCGAGCTTGCGGGCAAAAATGACCTCAAAGTCCAGCGGCTCGACGACATTTGGCGGCGGCAGCTGCGATAGATCAACCCCTGTAAACGCGCTCATGCGGCCCCCAGTTGCAGCGGCACTTGCAGACTGACTGCGTTGCCGGTTTCGGTGTTCTCGCCTTCCAGGTCCAGCACGGCGGCGCCGGCGTCGGTGTGGGTGATAGCCACCCGGCTGAGGCGCACACGCGGCTCCCAGCGCATCAGCGCGCTGGTGATGGCGCTGTACAGGCGCACGGTGGTGGCATTGTTTTGCGGGGCGTCGATCAGCGAGGGCACCAGGCTGCCGTAGTCGCGGCGCATGACGCGGGTGCCGATGGGGGTGGTGATGATGTCGGCGATGGACTGGCGTAGGTGCTCCAGACCACTGATGGGTTTGCCGGTGGTGCTCATGCCGTTCATTGCGGGCCGCCTGTTGGGCCAGGCGCTGAGCTGCCGCCGGTGATGGGGTGTTTATGTGTGTTGCCGATATTGACGCCGCCATGGGCGACCTGCAGGCCGTTGAAGAAAATGCCCGACTCGTTGATGACGATGGAGCTGCCGTTGCTGACCAGGCTGATGGCGGTGCGGTCTGCGCTGATCTCGGTAGGGCCATTCACAAAGCGCAAGCGGTGGGTGGCTTCGTCGTAGCCAAACCAGGCGCCGTCAGCAAAGTGGCTGCTGTGTAGGGCCGGGTTGCTGTGTGGCGCGGGGTACTGATCAGAGTTGATGCCGACCAATACCAGGCCTGCAGCAATCACGCCGCTCGGGCTGAGCACCAGGCACTGTTCTCCGGCGGTTGGGTGGTCGACATCGCGGCGCGAGCCTGCGCGGTGCACAAAATACGGCAGCCAGTCGGTCAGCAGCTCGCCGGATTTGACGCGGCAGCGGGCCTGCGATGCGTCCACGGCGTAGATGGTGCCCGGGCGCAGCAGGTTATCGAGACGGCGGTGCAGTTCGGCGATGGGGTTCATGCGGGCCAGAATTGCCCACCCGCGCGCGCGGCGCACGGGCTGGGTGTCTGAGCGGGGGGCGCGTGACGGGGTTACGTCAGGTGGTTGAGCAGGCGGGTGCGAATCATGTCCAGGTCATCGGCGGTTAGGCCGAGCAGCACGCGCTGGGCGTAGTCGATCTCTGGGCCGCCCTTGATGGCAGTGTCACGCAGGCCGCGCTGGTGCACGCGGGCAATCCAGGCGGTGCGGCCAACAAAGCCGGTGCTGAGTCCGTTGGCGGTGGCGTTGGCCTTGAGGTGCTTGGCTTGGCTGAGGCGGGTAAACATCTTGCGCTGGCGGATACGGCCGGACTTGCTGCGCAGCTGCTTTTTGCGTGGTGCGTAGGGTGTGCCATCCGGGTTGCGTTGCGCTCTGATGCGTTGCTGCTGGCGGCGGCGCAGATCGCGGGCGATGCTCTGGCAGAGCTGGCGGCGCGCCTTGGGCTCAAGCCGATTGAGCAGGGCGCCGGCCCAGTCTTCCAGGGCGTGCAGGCTGTCAGTCATCTACGGTGCTGCCGTAAGATTCGAATGGCGGGCGGCTCTGCCATTCGGCGAGTAGGTATCCGCTTTCTGTCATCAGCCTGTATGGGCCTGCCGGCAGGAACGGCTCAACCTGTGGTTCTGGAGGGTGAGTCATGATGAGCGAGCCGTCATCTTGGCGCTTGACGATCACCCGCTCGGTCAGTGGCAGGCTGATCTCGATGTCTACCAGGTCATTAGCGAGCACCTCGGCATTGAACGCAATGGCGTCCTGGCGCTGCTCATAGTTGTCCAGCAGCTCGCGCTGGTGCTCGCCCACCCAGGCCAGCAGGGGGATGAACACGCTGTCGGGTTGGCCGGCAAAGTCGGTGATGATCAGTTTGAGGGTGTAGCGGTACTCAAAGGAGAGGCCAGGGGCGCTGGAGCAGACCACGTTGCCCTCATCCATGAACACCAGCACCTTGTCTGGGCTGCGCTGCAGCTCTTTAACGCTGCTGATCAGGTGCTGCTTGAGGCTGCTGGGCTTGTACACGCTGTTGCTCCTGGTGCTGGTAAACCATATCGACCTTGGCGGCGCACTCGGCCCAATCGGCCTCTGTTACGTCTGCGTCAGTCAGCAGGTGGCCGTTGGTCTGGGGCTCGGTTGGTGACAGGGTGCAGGGCGTTACGGCGGGACAGCCAAGCGCGATAGTCTGCGGCGCCGGTAATGGCGGGACGGGTGCGCAGGCGGCGAGCAGTATCAGGTAGCTCAGTGCCAGCCCACTTGCGTAGCTCTTCGTTTTCACGGGTTAGTGCCTCGATCTGTTGTTGGCTGGTGCGCAGCTCCTGCCGGATGCTGGCTTGCTCTTGCTGCAGCTGTTGCTGGGCGCTGCGTTCGCTGGCCAGCGCGCTGTTGAGGGCGGTGATGGTTTGCTGGCGGGCGGCGCTTTGCTGCTCTGCCGTCTGGGCGCGCTCGCTTGCGAGTTTGGTGGCGCCCTGGGCGATCTGCACGCGCTGGTGCTGCATGTACAGCAGGCCGGCCAGCGCCGCGAGCAGGGCGAGACCGTAGAGGCTTTGGCGCAGGGTGGTCATTTGCGGTACCAGCCGGCGGCGTTCATGTCTGCCTCGGACAGCTTGTCGAGCGGCCCAACAATCACCATTACACGCTCTGGCGGCGTGGCTAGCTCTCGCAGGGTGTCCATGAATTTGTTGATGTCGGAAGGGCTTACGTCTTGGGGGAGCATCAGGACATCGCCATCTTCGACCTTCAGTTTGCGGATTGCGTCCAGCTGAGCTTCGGTCATGCGGGCACCTCTGCGGTTTGTTCCTGGTAACGCTGATAGGCGCGGGCCAGCTTTACGTCGTACAGGTTGCGGGCGTAGGCGGGGCCGTTGTAGCGGCGGGCGAACTCGGTCCAGCGTTTGGCTTTGAGTGCTTTGTGCAGGGCCGGGTCTGCCTCAATGAAGCGAATGAAGGCTTCAAAGTGCTCGTTTTCATCCTTGGCCATGCGTTGGGTGAAGTCGTCAATGCTGGCGTAGCCAAGGCGCTCGGCGTGGTAGCCCATGATCTGGAAGGCACCCCAGCTGGCGGACTCTGGCGCGCACAGCGCATCGATCATGCAGGCCTGTGCCAGGCGCTGGTGTTCTGCGGTACCGCCGGCGTAGCCGCCTGCACGCGGGTTGACCAGGTTGGGGTAGAGGGTGGCCAGCTCATCGGCGTGGGCCTTGAGGGCGGCAGCGTCGTCGCTTTCGTGGCGCTGCAGGCTGAGCCGCTGGTGCATGACGTGCCGCTCAAACAGAATCTTGGGCTTGCCGTTGCTGAGAAACCCCTCACCTCGGCTTTCTACTTCGGTCACGGCGTAGATGGCCGCAACATCCGCACCCAGCCGCGTGGCGGCCGCCAGTACGGCGTTGTTTTGCAGCAGCCGGCAGCAGTCACCACCGCCCAGGGCGCGCAATGTGCTGGGGCCGGCAATGCCATCGGCGACCAGGCCGGCGCGTAGCTGATATGCCCGCACGGCCTGTTCGGTCAGGGGGCCGTACTGCCCATCAGGATATAGCTTTGCACCGGCAGCATTGAGCTTGTGCTGCAGCTGCAGGACGGCGCTACCGGTGCTGCCGTGTTTGAGTACGGTCATGGGGTGGGCCTCAGCAGGGCGGCTAGGTTGCCGCGTGAGCGATACACCAGAATCAGCAACAGAATGGCCAGCGAGCCCTGCCAGAGAGTGACCGGCTGGCGGTAGATGACGATGTCCACCGCATTGCACAGCAGGGTGCCGATCAGCAGCGCGGCCAGCAGTGAGATACCCCGGCGGATCCGCGCGCCGCGCCGGCGGTAACACACCAGGCGCAGTGCGGTGATGATGTGGGTGGCGGCTACCAGGGTGGCGAACAGGGTGCTGAGCATGGTCATTCTCCCTTGCCCCTTTTGAGCCAGCCGGGCACCAGGCTGGCAAAGTCGGTTTTCTCGATCACCTCAAGTGCCTTGAGTGCCACGGGCACAACCAGCACGGCGCCGAGGAACGCAGCGGGCGCGGTGCGGGTGATGGGGGTTTGGGTGACGATTTCGGCGGCGCTGACGTACCCGGCGCCGATGGAAATGAGCAAACCAACAATGCGCTGCCAGGCTTTGAGGTCTCGTTGGTTCACGGCGATGAGTGCGGCGCCGATGATGGCACCAAACAGGGCGTTGCCGTCCAGCTGGGGGGCGATGGCGGACAGGCCGACGCCGGCGGCGGCGGTGACGATGACGGTACTGCTGGTGGGGTCGGCCATGATGCGTCCTTTCAGTCCCAGAGGTTGAGCGTTTGGGTTTGGGTGGCAGCGGGCTGCTCTGGCAGCTGAATGAGCGTGCCGGTGGCGATGATGGGGCCTTGGTCGGCCAGGCCCGGGTTTAGTTGCAGCAGCTGCTCGACCACGCCGGCGGTGCGGCCAAACTGCCGCCATGCGATGGCGTCCAGGGTGTCGCCTTGCTGGGCGCGGGCGGTGGCCATCAGATGAGCTCAATGGTGGCGTGGCGGGTGCCGAGCAGGTCGCGCAGGGCGTGGCGATAGTCGCGGCGGTAGTCGTCGGCGGTGGGCTGCTGCTCGGCGTCTTCTCGCACACCGCTGGCAGTGGCGTCATAGCCGCGGTACCGCTCTGCAAACTCGGCGGCGACCAGGGCGCGCACGGCGCGGGTGTACAGCTGCTCAAGGGCGTTGCGGTTGGCGATGGTTGCAGGGTCAACTTGTGCCAGGGCGGTGTGGCCAGCGGCTAGCCACTCGGCCTTTTTGTCTTTGAGCTCGCGGTTGGTGGTGAGCATGGCATCGACGATTGCGGTTTCGAGGCGCTTGTCTGATACGTCGCCAGACAGACGAACGGAGGCGCGCAGGTCCGTGGCGTCGATCTCAGGGAAGAAAGGGTCGTTGCTGAGGACGAAAGGTTGGGTGGCCGCTTGGCCGATGAATCCGCTCATGGGGCTGCCCTTATAGTCGGCGGTGGTCGGGGCGTCACAGCAGGAAAGGAACAAACCGCTGATCAGCCCCGAGCCGCCGGTGCGTGGGGAGACGCTCTGTTAGCCGTTGCTGCCGGCGTGTTTTTTCAGGAGACGGGTGACGCCTTCCAGTGTTTTTTTGCCACCGCACTTGTCGTGCAGTTCGATGGCGCGGGTGAGGTGTTCGCTTGCGCTTTCCAGCAGCTCTGCCTGGTCTTCGGTGAGCTTGTCGCCTTCGATGCCGTGGGCCTGTGCGCTGCCGATGGCAAGGTGCAGCTTGGCTCGCGCCTGGTCGGGCATGTCGTGCCCTTGGGTAATGCGCAGGGCGTCGAGCAGCGGCGCAACCGGGAAGCTGTGGCCAGCCTTGATGGCGCGCAGGGCCAGCTCTGCGGGCTCTTCTGCGATCAGGCAGGCGGCGCTACGGTTGAAGCGGTCGGGCATGGTGAGGTTGTGCTCGAGCACGTATTCACCGATGCGCATGCCGGCGGCGTAATCACCGGCGTCAAAGTGCCAGAGCATGACAGTGGTGAGCACTTCGTCCTGGGCACCTTTGCCGGCGCTGACTACGCCCTCAATGTAGGGGGCGTAGTCAGGCAGAATGCGGCGCTTGAGCTCGGCTTTCTGCTCTTGGCTCTGCACCTTCTTGAGCTGCTGCCGGTGCTGGTGCAGCTGGGCGAGTTGGAGCTCGTAGGCGGTGGCGCCTTCCATGGTTTGGTTCGGGCCAGTCGCAGCGGCCGCGAGTGCGGCGCGCTTGCGTTGCTGTGACCGTTGGGCGGGTGACAGCGGCATGGTTATACCTCGGTGATGTTCTCGACCAGAGCGACCAGGCCGAAGTCTTCGATGACGTAGGCGTCGTTGGAGGACTGATAGTCCGCAACGCGGTCGTACTCTGGTTCATCTTTGATGTGCCGGCGGCGCGCGCCTTCCTGCCAGTAGATCGACAGGTTGCTCAGGGTGGTGACCAGCACGGTGTTATCCGGGAAGTAGGGCGCGTCATACGGGGGCAGACCACCCAGGCGTGCTTTGCTGACAATCTCGTCAGCGGCCAACTCTTCTTCGTTGGACTCGGCGCCACGCTCAACGGCTTTCAGCAGTTTGCCGTGCAGCAGGTTGCGCGAGACCATAACCACCAGGTCTGGGTGGTTACGGTGCCATGGGTCCAGCATTTGTTTGGCGTCGAACACCAGAGCGTCCAGCGACTTGAAATCGCCAGTGGCACCAATAGTGACTTCGCCAGAAGCCTCGACTACTTCATCCATCACGCGATCAGGGGCGCCGTCACGAACTTTCTGCAGCCAGCCGATGTTGATGTCCTGCCCCAGCGGGTTGGCGTCGATGTCGGTGGTGACCGCTGCGCTGGTGCCGTTGAAGCCGACCATGATGCGGTCCAGCCCTTGGCGCTTGGCGATAGCGCTGCTCAGGCGTGCCTGGAAGTCTTTGAACTTGGCCCATTGATCCAGCAACTGGTAGGGGAAGGCCGAGTCATAGTCGGTCTTCTTACAGTTGTAGGTGTCTTTGGTCAGCGCGCTGCGATCCTTGGGATTGCGGCGGGTACCGCCAGCGGTGTTGGTGCGGCTGGCAATGGGGCCGTTCACACCCAGCAGCAACGCTTCGCCCGATTGCTCGGTAACGCCGAGGATGTTGATCCGGCCGAGCATGTCGGTGGATTCCTGAATCCCGGTTTCCAGCGATTGCTGGATGGTGGGCTCTACGTTGAACTTCTGCACTGCCTCTGCCACGCGGTTGAGCTTGGCAATCTGGCCGCAGTAGGCGTTGAAGGCAATTCGGGTTTGGTTGCGCATGAGGTGCTCCGTCCGTGCGTCAGGGTTGGTCTGGCAATGTCAGCGTTGGGTCAGGGTCAGTAAG